CTTACAGACAGCAAGAAACTCCTGCAGTGTGAACTCTTCGTCCTTGGCAGCTTCATAGCGCTGGCGATAGTGATCGAATATATTCATGGCATGCCGTCCTTTTGTATAATCTGGGAACATTTGCGAATCAGCACTTTTAGCGTAATTCTTCAACGGGATAAAAAAATGCTCCGTCCTATTTGTTATGAGCGAGTATCAAGCATTCAGCAAGTCGAAATGGGGAATGGATTGGATGATCAGAGGTCTACTTTAACTGCCTACTTAGACAGAAATACTGATAAGTTCAGTACTGACAGGATTTTCATACAGGATGCAGGATTGTCGGCATACAAAAATGCCAACATTTCACCCACGTCGAATCTTGGTAAATTTTTACAGGATGTGCGGGATCGCAAGTACGGTAAGGGCGACGCACTTGTAGTTATATCCCTCGATAGGCTATCCCGCCGCTCAAGTTGGGCTGAGAGTACAATCCAGTACATCGTGAACAGTGGGATAGAGATTCACGATATTTCTACAAATCTTGTGTTACGCCAAGATGATCCTATGTCGAAAATTCATATGGAACTGATACAGCACCGTTCACACAATGAGTCTTTGATGAAGTCGGTGCGTGCAAAGTTAGCATGGGATAACAAAATCACACGTGCGGTACAGAATGGTGAAGTGATCTCAAACCGTATGCCCAATTGGTTGAGAAATGTATATAACAAGTATCAGGTTATACCGGAACAGGCAGAACTGATTGTTAAATGTTTCGAGTGGTATAGGGAAGGCTTGAGTACTGGTGAGATAGTTAAACGTATTGGTAGAAAGTGGCAAATGGTAACTGTGTCCAGGCTGATACGTGATCGCCGTTTGTTGGGTGAGCATGAACGTTACAATGGTGAGGTAGTACCAAACGTTTACCCGAAAATCATTGGCGAAGAGTTGTTCCTGACCGCGAACAGAATGATGGATCGCGTTATGTTGGAGAAGAAGAAGCCAGCAGAGGATCTATTACTTGAACCAGATATTGTCCGTGAGATATTTAAACTTTATGAGAGTGGCCTTGGTTCAGGGGCGATTGTAAAACGCTTACCGAAAGGGTGGAGTACCGTCAATGTACTGAGGGTACTACGTGATAAGAAAGTAGTTACCATGAAGATTATCGATAACCTCACATTTGAACGGGTGAATGAGAAGTTATCACGGAATGGTATAGCTAATCGCATCCGTAAGGACATTACCATTGCTCAGGATGATTACATTACTAACCTCTTCCCGAAGATACTGAAATGCGGTCACTGTGGGGGCAATATTGCGATTCACTATAATCATGTACGAACTAAGTATGTCATTTGTCGTAACAGGGAAGAAAAGAAAATCTGCGATGCTAAATCTTTCCAGTACATGAGAATTGAAAAGAACATTCTACAGCTTGTCAAAAATGTAGACTTCAATAAATTGATGATGGAAGGTAAGTCGGATTCAGATTCATTGCTTGCATCATTGCGAGAAGAGTTAAGTACTTTACAGAAAGAGGCAGAAACCTATCAGGTTAAAATTAATGAACGTAAGGCAGCAGGTAAGAAAGCCTCGTTACCATTAATGACGGGTTTAACTGAGGTACAGGATAGAATTGAAGAAATAGAATCTGAGATATTAAATTCAAAGAACATCAAAGAAATCCCTGTATTTGATTTCGATATTAATAAAGTACTTGATCCATTGAATGTCGAGTTACGTGCAAAGTTACGGAAAGAAGTAAGATTAGTACTGAAATCTGTTAAGTACTGGGTTTTTGAAAAGCGTATCTTTGTGCAGTTGGAATACTTCAATGATGTTCTATCCCATACGCTCGTGATTGATAACAAGCGGGGCGGGGGTGAAGTACTACATGAGATCGTAATCTCAGAAGCAAACGGTGAACGTGTCTATACTGTCAATGAAGAGGGCAAAACCGTTTTCATTGCCTCCGTTACATCTGGTACTGATATGTGGTCACTCGCCATTAGCCGTACCAAAACCCTTGATGATGTGGGTTTGTATCTTAACCTTCTCAAGCGTGAAAAATTTGAGATCATCGTTAATGAGGATATGATTGATTGGATTGACTAATTTAATTTAGTCATACAGCACAGCCATGTAGGGCACTTGATAGAGGTTGATATGATCAATCCTTTAATAGATATGGTTCTTGGCATGGGTCTGGTATGTGGTATCGGCTGGATCATTTTAAGATTCTGGCCTTACTTTTTTTCGATAGGATTTATTTTGGCAACAATATATACGGTATGGGATATCTTTAGATAATAGAAGCCCTATAACGTCATAGGGGCTTTTTAGTTTCTATAAGTACTCTAAATTCAGCCTCTTGTACTAAATACGGTATAACAAACACAAGAGGAAATAGTAATGTCATTCTTAAAACAATTAGCCTATGAGATAGTAGGCTTTGTACTTTACATCTTTCTGATAATCCCAATATATATAGTGCTTATGTTTTTATCTATGTTTTTAGTACTATTACTTTGCCCATTAAAGATTTCTGCGATAAATAAATACGTAGTAAGAAAAATGAAACGATAAAATTTTTGGTGCTATACTAATAGTATCAGAACGATAATACGTTTTGCCCTCCGCTCCAGCTTTGAGCATAAATAATATAGCGACATTAATTTTCCATTTTTAATTAAGATTGCCTCTCGCAAGAGAGGCGTCTTTTTAATTTGGAATTTATAAATACAGTATACAAATACACTTATAAGGATATAAGAAATGAAAAAGGTAACTTTAAAAGAAAGAAAACATCATGTAGTAACTGCACGTCTTAATGACGATCAAGTACTTGTACTTAACCAGTTAATTAATAGTGGGAAGGTACAGAAGGATTCATTATCAGCCTGTGTTCAGTACTTAATTAACCAGTACATGATTCTACAGGGCGGTGGTAATGAAGAATGAGTTTGATTTAGTACAAGAGTTTGATGATTACACAATAGTAGGGGATATAGATTATCACTACTTCTATTGTGTGAAATATAAAGAAGGTTCATTAGAAGCACATTACGAACGAATTGGTGATCCAGAAGTATTAGGTTCTATCACATGGAATGGAAATTACCTAATCGACGGATTACCAATGGAAATGTTTGTACTGGCTGCTGAAGATAAACATAAGGAATGTTTAAACCGTTTGCTAATCGTATGTGAGAAGGCGAGGGATGAATATAGGCTAAATGCTACTGGCCTCTAAGTAGTAGTGATGCGTCACAAGGAAGTGACGCAAATTAATAGGGAAGTTATCATTATGGAAATCTGGAAAAAAAGCAAATACCCAAATTACTACGTGAGTAATATGGGCAGAGTTTACAATTGTAAAACCAAAAAATTTCTTAGTAATTCACTTAGTAGGTCTAATGGGTACTATAAAGTATCATTATCCATAAAAGGATATGGTTGTATTGCAAAAGATATCCACCGACTTGTGGCAGAAACTTTTATACCTTGTGATCCTACTAAAAAATTAGTAGTGGATCATATAGATTCTAATCCTCTAAACAATGAAGTAGGTAACTTACAGTGGATTACTCAAAAAGAGAATTTAGCAAAGGCAAAGCGTAGAAACAAACGTGCTCGATTTACTCCAGAGGAGAAGTTGGAAATTATTAAAGCTTTTAAAACTGGCGAGTACTCATTAATAGCACTAACTATACACTTCAATAATATATGGGGTAGGACAACTTCTCGTAATAGCTACACAAAAGTTGTCAGAAATGCAGGTCTATAAAACAAAAGATGCCAGTATTACAGTACTGGCATCTATTCAAAACTTGACGGCAATGAAGCCAAACTCAAAAAAAGGAAAACTTATGAATTATTTATCGTATATCTCAGGTGAACCAGGTTCTGGAAAGGGCATCCATATCAAGAAAACTATTTTCAATAATCCAAATGGGAAGTACCTAATCGTACAGCCAACAACGGATCTCATTGATGAATTTAGTAAGGATATACCGGATGCTTTAGTACTACACAGTCATTCATTCAAGGGCGATCTACTAACTGAGATTCAAAAACATTTGGCTAATGATGGTCCAGCGGTAATCTTCATTACAGATAAAATGTTTTATCGTATTGATCCCTATCGTCTGAAGACATGGAAGATTTTCATTGATGACTGTGTTGATTTCTGCAATGTGATTGTCAGAAATAAAAGCGGTATCGATAACATGGAAATGGTTTATCAAGAGCTATTCATAACAGATGAATGTGTAATGATTGATGATAACTATCTCAGCTATGAGCTTTGTCCAAAAGAGAATGTATCTGAAGATTTACATCAGGCATATGAATACTATGAGCAGTTGAACATGTATCATAGAAAGGCCATCTATAAAGAATCCTTCAGTACTAAGTACAATAAGGTTGTAGTATGGGGTGACTATGACATTAAACGTTATACAGAGTACGATTTAGATATAACGTACTTGGCAAACAACTTTGAAAGTACCTTACTATACAAAGCAAATAAAGACCTTTTCAAGAAAGTAGATTATGAAAATCTTTTCCCAATGGGTAATAACAAGCGATTAGTAATCAACTACTTCATTGAAGGTACTAAGAACAAACTTTCAAAGTCAATAATGAAGAATGATACCAATACTATCAATAGCATTCAAAAGTACATTACAGAGAATGTTGATAATTACTATTGGACAAAAAATAATGATGAGGAAATTACTTTTGAATTGCCTGGTCAGTACTTAACACCAAACCAACGCGGTAAAAACTCATTGAAGCATTATACAAGCTGTGTTTTTATGGCGGCAATGAATCCTTCAGATGTTGTATTACCTCACTACAATAACGTTTGGGGCATTACCGCATATGATTTGGTTCAGAACTGGACATATGAAATTCTCTATCAGTACATTTATCGTGGAATCATAAGAGATTATGACTCAGAAGAGGTCATGAAGGTGTACGTCTATGATGAAGGTACTGCAAAATCTGTATATGGTGCTACCTACAACTATATCGATTTGGGGCTAAATCATTCACGTAAGGATGCTGGACGGCCTAAAGGTACTGAGAAGTATTCAGATGAAGATAAAAAATTAGATGGCTCCTGGCGTGCCTGGTACTGTAAGAATAAGGATAAATCAAACTTAAATGAATTGTTCGGTAAATGGCGTAATAAGAAAGAAAGTGAAGCGGTGAAGGAAGGGAAGTACTGGACAAAGCAATTAGATCGCTATAATGCAATTATTACCCAAAAGGTAACAGCACCATTATAAAGTAACAATTATTACCTATATTATATAACCATTATTTGTTACCTAATTAATAAAAACCATTTAGAAAAGCCGCAACAAGTCGCAGCGAAGCAAGACGCGTTAAGGTTTTTCTACTGAGATATGTTCAGTGCTCGTTTACGGGCACTCAACATGTTAATGCGTTATACAATATATAGAAGCACAAAAGGCTACGCCTTTCGGCTATGAATCTCTATTTCTATGTACTCGCTAAGTACCAAATGTACATTTTCTTGAATGTACCCAATACTGCGAGTACATAGAAATAGAGATTCATTTCTTGGTTATTAATTATTTGATTAAGTACATAAACATTTAAGTACCTCATAGTAGGGGGTCGGCACTACGTGCCTAAAGTATTTCGCTGTACCGCTTCGCTCTAAGGGCGGGGTATCGGGCTGTTTAAGCCCTTTATGTACTGACAAAATACCCGATCCCATTAATTCCCCTACATAATGGTGCTGTTACTACCTCTAATGCCTTGTTTGAGTACTGCCAATGGGGGCATACTACCAGTAGACAAGTTGTGCAAATGACATGATGGGCGGGATGATGGATTTATCACAGTTGAGTACTGTCGAATTGATGCAATTGAATCAATTAACCCTCGATGAGTTAGAGCGAAGGGAAGTCATTCGAACCAGGAATAACCCTGTCAGTGAGTACACTGAATGGTTGGTTGCTGATAAAATGCAAATGGAATTGGCAGCACCAAGTACTAAGGGTTATGATGCAACTACTCTCCATGGTCGAAGAATCCAGATTAAATCACGTAAAAATAACCTTAAAAACAAATCTTTAGTACTTGGCATCATCAGGAACTATGAACTCAACCAGTTTGATGAACTGATTGCAGTAATATATAACTCCGATTTCTCTATACGATATGCGATTTCTATACCTCATGAATTAGTGAAGGAATACGGCTTTTATAACCAACATCAAAATGGATATACCCTTAGAATTAGTAATTCTCTATTAATTGACCCGCGAGTAAAAAATATCATTGAATTTTTTGACCAGGAAAGCCCTATCACCAATGAAATAACAGTGGAAAAGTTAGATACTAATACTGTAAGGGATGTGCAGACGATAGGAATGCAAACATTCGTTGAGTACTATCAATGTGTTGAATCAGGTATGGATGCTGTAGATCTTGTTGAGAAGATGGTTACAGAACATCCAGAATGGAAGGAAAGTACTGCCAGAACTAAAGCATCATCTTTGCGTAGAGTTTTCAAAAATGGTAAGAACATTGAAGCCCTCAAAATCATCTATAACTCTAATCATCCGGCTATAACGGATGAAATTAAAACGATGCTGTCTACAATTTTGAATGATTAATTTTATTTAAAAAGTGTATCAAAATCAACAGTTAACCCTCTAATGGAATCAGCTAAATTTTTATGTACTTCTTCTACTTTTTCTCGTTGTTTCTGCCATAACTCAATATTAAAGTCTACTCCTTGCTCTAATTCAGCAGATGCAATTATATCAGAGTGTATTTTGTTAACGTCGCGTAGAATAGAAATAAGCAAGTGAAACTTATCAGTTTGGAGTACATAAATTTTCCATATTTTTAAACTTTCGCATCTTGTACCGAAATCAATAACTTTTGTACTGAATTCTTGCCAAAGTGAAATATACCGCCTGAAATTTTCTGTAAGATCTGTTAGTGTATGATCATCATCATTGTTGACCATTAATCGATAGCTTACTAATAAGTGTTGTTGCAGTATCCTTAGCTGTATCATTTCTGCCATGCACATACTGGCTTGTTTAAATCCTTCATGTTGTATTTTTGGCGAGATCCAGTTTTTGGCATTTACTGCGGCATAAACTGCTGCACCAGCCATAGCGATATTACATGCAGCACTTACCCAATCTGTAACGCTACCCCATTCTAAAGCCTCTGAATTAGAGAAAAGTACCTTGAGAAAAGCAAAAGCAGCTACGGCTAAGAGAATGATAACCGTTATGACTAAGGCCATATTTAATTTTTTATAGTCCATGCTGGATAATCTATTCTTTGAAAATAATCGGTACTTTACCATCAAACAACTTATAACGTACACTCCCGCATTCACAGCACACCTACATAGGGGTTTGGTTTGTATGGGGTAGGTGTGCTGTGAAACTAAAACGGTAACTCACCCTGATCGCAGAACCAATCATCCTCTTCACTGCTTTGGTTCATCCGGTGCTCAGCAGAAAGATATGCTAACCCATCAATAACACTTCTTAGTGGTGTTTCACAGGTAAGTACAAAACAATCTCGTTCAATAGTACCTAACCAGTATTCCCTGTACTGGTTCTGGAAAAAAACGCGATCACCATAGTGAAATTCTGTTAATGCAGATCCCCAATAACACACGGTGGCCCATCGCACGAGATGTGAAAACTTCTGAACACCGTGCTTTATGGATGGATCATAGCCATCTTTGCTCATTTCTTACCCTCCTCTTGTATGCACTGTATATACGTACAGTATTGCAGTCAGTTTTCCAAAAATCCAGTACCCTATCCAGGAGAGTTACTTATCACTTTTATCAATTAAATTGATCGTTATGATAAGTTTTATTGATCAATTTAATTGCTAACATTTTAAAAATGATCAATTATCAATGACTTAAAGCGTAACGGGCAAAGTTATGAACATTGATAATTGGGCAATACCAATAACAAGTTTGGATGGTCAGTTGCTGGGGATTGAGTTGGTCAGCCATGTACAACGCTATGGATTTCGCACAGTCACTGATCAAGGGTAAGTACCCATGCGATATGGTGACTATGTATAGTACTGAGAATGGTACAGGACGTATTGATGTACGGTGTGATGGTAAGTACCAGTATGAGATCGTTCGGCATGATGGACACTGGCAGTGTAGTATCGAAGTAATCCGAAAAGTTTAGTGCTTAGGCTGTATGGTGAGAATCTACAGGGCTTTTTCTTTATGCGGTGATAAGATCGGAGTGAACTTAGTATGAAGGAATAGTTAGTAGAATGAAAATTACAGTCGATAATATCTCTGAAATGTTTGCAGGAACTAAAGAACTACTAATTGGTGGCTTGATAACAGGTATCATCGGAGTACTTATTTTAACTCGTGTTAGTGGTTATGAATACGTTAAAGTACCTTTGATGTTAGTAATGATATTCTTACTAACAGTAATTCCTGGTTTTATAGCTATGCTTTTTTCGCCACTAACGAAAGTATGTGCAAAGATATTTGATATTAAAAGCAGTGATATACTTTGCCGCATTTTCTCATTTCTGTATTTCATCTTGTATATGGCTATTACTTTCTTGGTGACTAATTTTATATTCTCTACCGCAATGTCATTACACAGCGGGGATGGTGGATTGAGAGCATGTTTTGCAATTGGCTGTTTTGTCGTTGCAGTAGAGCAGACAAGAAAGTTCTATAGTTTGCTTATCAAGTAAAGGGCAAGTACTAAAGAGAGTGTATTTGATGAAGGTCAAATACTTTCATCAAATACGCAACAAATTGAAAGGTCAGCAATTCATCACGTTTGTTTTGATTAACGATATATTAAATTATTTTACGTAATTTAAACAAAATCAACCATATCGCTTGTTAATTGGTATTGAGACTTTTTAGGTGTTATCATGCAAATAAATCATTTGCATTGGTATCTCTTATGAAAAAATTGATATTGCTATTATTATTACCTTTTACAACAAGTGCTGCTATTCCTGACTTTGAATGTTGGGATATTCATAATCTTTCATTCAGTACTGACGTGAGTATATACGCAACAAGGTATCAGGATAAAATGCCTGTGCCATATGGCTCTTATCATTACGTGACAGCACCAAATGAAGCAACCTATGACGAAGTGGTAATAACCAGTAAAGAATTCAACGATGGATATTATTACGGTACGAAATATGCAGATAAAGAAGGTCAGTTGTACTACGATATAAAATGTAAGCCTCTTAAGTAGTCATAATGCCATGTACATAGCTTACAGGGAGATTTCAATGGGTCCCCCTGTACTGGCGGTACTATCGGGGGTGTTCGGCAGCGGGTTTAATCAATTGTGTGTGAATAAAATGATCATACCCGCACCGCATTTAAAAAAGTACCACACCTATTTCATTAAATTCGCATTGGCAATTATATCTTACAGGACACTCGCATAATTTAAACACGGCGTAAGAGCCTTTAAGTTCTTCAGTTACGTACTTTTCCATAAACTCGATATCATCTGGTTCACAAAAAAGATGAAATCCGACACCAAGATAATTACGCATTTTGTAGTTACACTGTCTAATAGCACTAATTTTCTTTTGGTCAGCAACTAAGCCCCTAACTAATGGTGCAACACGTTTAGTACATTTAAACTCAATAAAAATATAATCATCAGAGGGTGAGGATTTTTCACGCAGTATCAAATCTACTTTAGCAAGTCTGCTATCAGGGTAATCTATTGGATCAAGGTATATTGTGACTTCACGATGTAGCTCGTACTTCTTTTTTGAAGTTAGATAATGAGCAAATTCTATTTGTAGCCACTTTTCCCAATCATTAGTTTCTTTTTCAACGAAAGAATATAGCCTTTTTTTTATCTCATCTTTCTTCAAAAACCCGTTCAGCAATTTTACTAACAGAGAAAAATCATTGTTACGGTCTGACATTGTAAACCCTATAAATAAAATAAAAAGGATCAAATATGGATATCTCATTAAGGTCATTAGCGAGACAGTACGGATACGATGAATCTACAGTTCGAACTTGGGTAGAAAAGGGAATGCCGACAGACACTGATTCAAACGCAAGAAGTTGGATTGTAGATAATGTACTAAAGCCGTTACGTGATACTAATACAAAAGAACAAATTGAACAAGAACGTTTGAAGAAGCTTTCAGCAGAACGCCAGTTAGCAGAATTAGAATTAGCAGAAAAGAATGGGCTGGTGGTCAGTACTGAATATGTAGAACAGGTACTAACAGAATATCTATTCCAGGTCAAAACAGCAGTACGTGCAATACCATCAAAAACTTATCTTGAATTATTTGCACAATCAGATGCAAAGGATTTACGTGATGTATTAAGAACGCATATTGATAAAACATTATACCAATTAGGCTCAATGGAATTTGAGCTACCCGCCGATGACATGGAAGTATTAGAGGATGGAAACAAACAAGAATAAATTAACGAGGATATTGAAGAAAGTACTACCGACGATACAACCGCCGAAGATACAGAAAACCAGTGAGTGGATTAGTAATGGTGTAGTTAAATTTGTTGACGGCCCGAATAGAGGCCTTGAGTGGGATTTATTTCCCCTACAACGCGAGTGTGTCGATATAGCTCAAGAGCGAAGTACTAAAAAGATAGTACTTCAGTCTTGTTCACAGCTTTTGAAAACAACAGTACTCCAAACAATAGCATTTAATCTAATGGCAAATGATCCCTGTAACTTTGCTTTTGGTAGCAGTTCTGAATCAGAAGTGAAGAAATTCAAGGATGGTAAATTTCTTCCAGCAATTGAAACAAGTGAAGTACTAAAGCCATTAGTAACCGATAAGAATGATAAGAACGCTGCTAATAACTCTAAACAAACACAAATGGTGAACGGTACTTTCATTTATTGGTTGAACCTAAACACGCCTGGAAATTTGAGAGGTATAACTTGCAGAGCAATTTTTCTTGATGAAATTAGTAACTGCGAAATTACTGATGAAGGTTCCCCAATTAAATTGGCAGAAGCACGTACCAGTACCTTCGGTAGTGACTCACTGGTGGTTGTATCTTCCACGCCATTGTATAAAGACGATTTAATTAATGCTGAGTACAACCTCAGTGATAAACGTAGGTACTTTGTTACTCACACATGCGGTCATGAATATACTTTTGAATGGGAACAAGTAGCGTTTGAATTTAAGCAATTAGAAAATGGTAGATCCATTCCTGATAGTACTACTACTCGTTTGTTATGCCCTCATTGTAATGAGGAAATAGATGAACATACACGGCATCAGATGGTTGATAATGGTCGATGGATTGCAACTAATCCAGATGGGGAACCCGGTGTAGTAGGGTATCAAATCAGTAGAATGTATTCACCCCTGAATACTATTACTGAAATGGTTTCAAAGTTTGCTGACGCTTTATATAACTTCAATCTTCAAACCTTTTACAATAACGAACTTGGATTACCCTTTGAAGATGAGTATCAAAAAGAATTAGATATTCTCCAATTAGAATCCCTACGAGAAGATGAATTTAACCTTCATAAAATTCCTGAAAGTACTTTAGGGATTTGTATCGGCGTAGACCAACAATTAGATCGGCTTGAAGCTACGATTGTAGGTTTTGATGAAAAGAACATTTATGTACTTGGGCATGAGTTTTTCTACTCCCACGATTGCACGAAGATTGAAGCCCCAGCATGGAAGGATTTAGATCAGTTCTGTCGTCAGGATTTCAGTACTGTATCAGGTCGCATAGTTCCTACACTGGCTGTGTTCATTGATAGTTCAAACGGAAATGCCACCAGTACTGTCAAAACGTTCACTGCACGTTGGAGTAAGTACCATCCGATTAAGGGTAGCAGCTCCACTACTGGTGAACTATTCAAGACAAGTACTCAGGCGGGGTACAAGCTACAGATCCTAAACGTACATGATCAGAAGAACACCATACGCCGCCTCCTGAACCTGATGCTATCCAGTGAAGCTGACAACGCCCCTGTGAAGCTCCGCTTTAGTAGTACCTTACCATCAGATTACTTTGAACAACTTTCAGCAGAAGAGTTAAAACCTGCTGGTGGTAAGTTGGTATGGCGATTAAAGAAAGGACAGAAGCGTAACGAGGCATTGGATTGCCTTGTGTATTCGATGATTGCTATTGCTTTTTCCCAATCAAAATTAGGTACTCAACCATTCAGGAAGTTACGCGAGCATAAAGCACAGGAAAGAACTAAATACGAGATAAATAAAGTAGAAGAACCAAAACCAGAAACAGTACAAAAACCAAAACGGAATAGACGTACTGGAATGGGATCAAACTGGTTCGGTAAAAGATAAGGATATCAAAATGGCACTTCTACCAGAAAAGATCTACATGGTATCGAACCCAATGGATCTAACGGTATTAGTACCCGCTGCTACTATTCTTGTTATTAGTTTTACATCATCTGGAAAAAGTACCTCATTAGATAATTTAAATGGCAGTACTTCAAAAGAATTTACGGTTGTATTAGATATGAGTACAGCACAGGAATTACTATTCTGTACTCAAATATCTAATGGTCAAGCCAGTACTTTTACTTCTGAAGTCATTAATCCATTACTTTATACTTCAGAGTACTCCCAATTAAAACAGATGATCAGTGAAGTTGATCAGGTTATAGCTAATAAGATTGCAGGCGGTGCTAATTACTCAATAACAATTAATAATAAGACTCTTGTAAGTGAATCATTATCATCGCTTGAATCAATGCGGGAACGCTATGTAAAACGTGCTAATGCTCTATTTCTGAAAATGAATGGCGGTACTTTCTCTAATGGCGGTAAACCAATCAAGAGTATTACGGTTTTCAAGCCTAAGCAAGGGAGTACACGCTAATGTTCTGGAATAAGAAAAATAAAAATTCAGAAACAAAACCCAAGAAGATTAAACAGGAACGTTCCTTAAAACAAAGTACCTTAAAACGAGATCTACAGGCAGTACGTAACACATCAGTAATGAACTTCGGATTCAATTCAAACTCAGGTAGCAATATCAACTTTCTCCTGATAAAAGCACTACCTACCTTCAGGGCTTTCTCACGAGATGCAGTACTTAAGAATCCTATAGGTCGTAAGTACATGAACCTATCGGTGGATGGCGTTGTAGGCTCTGATGGCCTGTACGTTAAACCTTCAGTAGAGATTGAGGGTACTGAAGAAGAAATCAATGGAATCAACCTAACCTTGGAAAAGCTCTTTGACCGTTGGGCATATGATGCTGATCGTTTTAGTGTTGATGGCTCATTAAGTTTTGATTTGTTCCAGCAGAACGCAGAGAAGGTAAGGGTACAGGATGGTGAGTGTTTTATCCGTATCCACAACATCAACAATACCATCAAGTTAGAAATTCTCGATACGGCTCGTTTGCTTCAGTTAAATAATCAACGTTTGAGTAATGGTAATTATATCAGCAATGGTATTGAATTTGATAAATGGCATAAGCCAGTTAATTACTATTTCTGTAAGTTCGATCCTGTAACCTATACCTATATCACTGGCGATTATGAAGTAATTCCCGCTGCGGAAATCTGTCACTACTTTATTGCTGATCAACAAGGCCAGGAACGCGGATTGCCGGACATGGTTGCAACGTCCAAATTAATGGAAGATCTCAAGAATTTCACTGAGGCTGCGTTAACTGCGAAACGTGTATCTGCATCGTCAATGGCTTTTATTACCAATAATAACGACACTACCAGTACTGATCTGTTAGGGGCTGATGAACGAGAAGAAGTTACACCAGTATATACAGAGTATTTTGAAGCTGGCTTTATTGGTGAGTTAGCCGAAGGGCAGGATATTAAAACTGTTACACCTACTAATGGTGTTGATGGGATTGATCAATTTACCAATGAATTGATGAATCAGATCTCGATGGGTCTGAACGTAACAAAACAAGCCTTATTATCTGATACATCAAATGCTTCATTTAGTGCAAGTCGTCTTACTGAGAAACTACAACAAACTACATTCCGTACCCGTACTAATGTACTAATCAGTAAAGTACTTAAACCAATCTATATCGCCTGGTTAAAGAACGAAATGCTAAATAATAATAAGTTAAATCTAAGTTTCTCAGACTTTGATGATCTTATTTGTGCTCGGTATATTTCTCAAAAACCAATTAGTTTAGATCCTGTAAAGGATATACAGGCTGAACTACTCCAGTTAGAAGCAGGTATTAAATCTAAAACGCAGGTTATTGCTGAGTTAGGCGGTGATCCAGTGAAGGTATTAGCAGAGGTACAAGCAGAAAAGGATAAAGAAAATAAAAACAAGGAAGTAATCCAGGATGGAAATGAAAAACCAGAAGAGGGAACTAACGAAACCCCTACAGGCGATTAATACAGAATCGCGTACCATCGAAGTAGCGTTTTGTTCAGAAACCCCTGTAGAACGTGAAATCAACGGTCAAATCTATAACGAAATTCTTCTATGTGGTTCCAGTAACGCAGACCTAACCCGCCTTAATAACAATGGGGCAGTACTCTTTAATCATAACCGTGATGATCTTATTGGTGCTGTAGTTAATGCCCGTATTGATGCGGATCGCGTTGGTAGAGCTACGCTAAGGATTAGCAGTACCGCCAACGATGAATGGGAAATGATTCAGGAAGGCGTACTAACCCATATTAGCATTGGCTATAACATTAATGATTATCGAATTGATGGCAATAACATCTATGTTGAAAATTTCATTGTCACAGAAATAAGTTTAGTAACAGTACCTGCCGATCCTACAGTTGGGGTAGGTCGTTCAATGGACTCACAACTTGAATTGAAATCACTAAATAAAGAAGGTGAAACAATTCAAGAGGGTCAAATGGATATGGATAATCCAGAGAACGAAAAGGAATCAATTGTTGATAGTACTGAAGAAGTAAATGAAACAGTTGAAGAGGCATTAGTAGAGCCATCGGTCGAACATGCAGAAGAAATCAAACAAGAATTAAGTGATGAAGAACTTTTAGAAATTATATCTAATCGACCTGATTTGCTCAATAAAGTTCATGGTGAAGCACCAGAAAATATAAATAGTACAGAAGATACTGAGCGTGTTCGGGAATTAGAAGCACTCGGTAAAGTACTTAATATTGATGTATCTGAAGCAATTGAAAAAGGAATTTCAATTTCAGATTTCAAACGTCAATTGAATGACATTAAACAAAATCCTCTTCATGATAAGGAAATCAAAGAAATGGATAATAAAAATCTATTAAAAGATATGGTACGTGCCATTAAAACTGGCGATAAATCTGCTCTTGAAGCATATGAACGTGGTATTAATGGTTTTGTACGTGCGGCTGTACCAAGTACTAATACTACTACCGCTGCTGGCGTTGTAGCTGATGACCTAAAAGATCAATACATTCCAGAACTACTAAAAATTTCTGCACTTGGTGAACTAAACACCACTGTTTATTCTGGCCTTGCAGGTCGCGGTAATCTCAGTATTCCAAAAGCGGCTGGTGTATCTCCGGTATTTAAATTCCTTGGTGAAGCAGAAGCACAGGATGATTCTATTGCAAGCTTTACTAAAGTAACCCTAAGCCCTAAAGCTTTTGGTGGTGCTATTCCACTATCTAAACAAGCAATTCTAACCGCTCCAAATATTGAATCATATGTACAAAGTGAACTACTACGTTATGCCGCTCAGGGTCTTGAGCAAGATGTAATGGATAAAGTAGTTGCCGCTGCTCCGGTGTTCAATGTTGAAACTGCTGGTTCTATCACTCTTGAAGATGTTCAGGGTGCAGTAGCGAAGCTGGCACAGGCTAACGTTGATATGCGTGGCGTTAAAGCTGTTATGAACGCTAAAACCCTAAGTACCCTACGCCAGATTGCAGTACTTGATAACACTGCTGCTAAAGCAATGGTTGAAGGTTATCGCAGTACTGAAATGTGGCTTGCTGATGAAGTAAGTGTAGTAATTTCTGATTTCGTAGCAGACGGTACTATTCTAATGGGCGATTTCTCCAATGTAATTCTCGCAAATTGGGAAGGGCAGGAAGTAGATTTTGATGATACTACCTATCGTTCAAGTAATACTATCGTATATCGCGTTTGGGATTACTCAGATATCGCAATTGCCCATGATACCGCATTCGTAAATATCGTTATCGGTACAGCAGAAACTGAATAATAAGGATTAAATAATGAGAGCATTTAAAGATACGCAGTGTGATGCGTTTCTAAATGCTTTCGGTCAGTCTATCCAAACTTCTACGGGAAGTACTTTTACAGGAATAGTAGAAGTACTTCCCGTTTCTATTGAGGCGGCAGGTGGATTTATCGAAAGCGTGGAAACATACGTAACAATGAGAAAGGACGATCTAAAAACCGCGAATGTGGCAATTGGTACAGTACTAATCATTGATGGTGTAAACCAGACAATCTATAACATTGAAGATGATCTATCAGGTATGGTTAATTGCTATTTCCGTACTTCTGCTGGTGCTTCATTTGCAGAGGACTACTAATATGATGTTAGTACAAAAAGTACGGAATACGATGAAGCAGTTTATCAATGCTACCAAGAATTTGACAGTATCACGTGAAGTTGACGTTTTTGAACAAATTGCTTTTGATTACTCATTAACGAGTTTAAGTTTTAGTAATGAACGCCGGGCAGGTAACTTTGCAATTCAGTATCTGATTTCTCCAAAACCAGAATCAGGTAATACAGCACCATCCATCACTTATGATCAAATTATTAGTACTTTTGATAAAGAGAAAGCTAAAGCATTCAGTGATGCAGGTTTGATACTGCTTTCATGTTCATATGAGCAATCAGATATTGTCACAGATCCCTTAACTGGCTCGGTTTCCCTATCCTTTACGATAAATATTCAAGTTACGGAAAAGACAAGATAACTAAAAGGATATAAAGAATGAGTGATATTTTCTCAGGAAGAGAATTATCAGTACAGTATAATACTGATATTGGTAACAGAACACCACAGGGAGCAGGCAACGTAGTAATTAATCAGATTAATACTTTTCCAACCTTAACAATTAATTCAGAAGCAAATAATTTTGAAACCTATGATAGTGATTACAGGACAGTACTACTGTCAGATAAATCAGTAGCACCATTTGATATTGTAGTTAACTACCTACCTGATGATCCTACCCATCAATTCTTGGATAATGCCGCTAAGTCTCAGCAGCTTTTCCAGATCATCATTCAGTACCAGATGAATAAGGATGAAAGTACCATTACTTATGCGATGGTGAATGGTTATATCACCTCTTATAAATTGGATGGCGATATAGATTCAGTAGTAACCAAGGCATACAGTTTTACCCCGCAAGATGTGATCGCACGTGCAATGACCATTAATGCACTATCGCCAATCTATCAGGGGGATTACGGTTTAGGTTCGAACACTACTGATATACCTCAGTACTCACCAGCAGTACCTACAGGTAACAGCTTCATCAAAGTACCATCATCTCAAGCGGGTAATCCTGCCGGGGCTGATCTTATGGGTGTAGGGCTGGTAGATGGCACTGCTGTAAGTTCTCTTGCGATGACTAAGACGGGTACTCTAAGTATCTATGCAAAGAACGCTACAACCGCCTGGACACGCATATATACCGCTACACAGATGGATGGGCGATACGTACCCCTTACACGTACCATCAACGGCCATGCACTCACGGCCAATGTAGTACTGAATAGTGAAGATACAGGTTCAGTACCTGATACACGTACTGTGAATGGTCATGTACTCAGTGAGGATGTAGTACTTACCAGTACTGATACTGGATCAGTACCAGATACACGGACAGTGAACGGTCATGTACTCAGTGATGATATTCATCTAACTAAGTCTGATGTTGCCTTGGGGAATGTTACAGATGATGCCCAGTTAACGATTGCAGGTAATCTAAGTGATCTGGATGATGTGGCTGAAGCACGTTCTAACCTTGCTGTTTATTCGAAGAATGAAGTAGATGCAGAGGTAAAGGGTTTAGCTGGCAGTATTACCTCCCTTGATTCTGCTTCCATGAAGAAAGCAAGTAACCTTTCTGATCTATCCAATCTCTCTACAGCACGTACTAACCTACAGGTTAACCGTTTAACTCAAGGTGCTACGTACACCGATCTGATGAGTAATGACCTGACTAACCGTATCCGTATTCAGGATAACGGGGCATGGGGTGCAAGTACTGGTACTGGATGGGTTGCATTAGGTGTAGGTCAGGGTGGTACAGGTGCATCAGATGCCGCTACTGCACGTAAAAATCTTGGTTTAGATAAAATTGCTCAATCAAGTGCAAGCACCAATTTAAATTACCCTACCAAAAATGCCGCTCTGATTTTACGGGATAGCGATCTGGTATGGGGGGTCTTTAATAATACTTCAGGTTCCTGGTCTGCTTTAGGTATCGGTCAAGGTGGTACGGGTGCAAGTGACTACGATATTGCTCTAATAAATTTGAACGCAATGAAATTCCAACGTACTACGCTTGGTGCTTCAGATAACTTAAATAATTTGAATGGTAATAACCCTGGCTTTTATTATTGTGCTACTAACGTAAATGCAACTAAAGAAAATAACTATCCGGTAAATCAGGCAGGTTCATTAGTTGTAATGCGTAATGGTGCCAATGGTGCTTTCGGTTGTACTCAATTGTATTCCCCATATAATAGCAATGATATATATGTCCGTACTGGTTATGCGGGAACAACTAACAGTTGGTCAGGGTGGAATATAATTTTACAACAAGGTTCATTTGGTGTTGGTGCTATTGCTACCCCAAGACCTTCTGATGCGACAAATAGTTTTATTGCTGATGCTGATGCTGATGGTGCTACAGCTTGGGCACCTGCTAATGGTGCTGGTATACAAATTAGTTATGCTAATAATCGGCTATTTCAATTCATGATTACCACGGCGAATAATGCCTATATACGATTTAATGATACTGGTAATCCACAGGCTACAAAAGATGTTGAACCCTGGACTAAATTATTAACTCCTGGAGATTACGGTATTGGTGCTGATTTGACAGTGAACGCCAGCACTCCCATTGCCAACCTAAACGAAACAACACCAACTGGATTTTACTACACTACGAATGAAAGTACATTAGGTGGGGTTATAAGTGATACCACATACATTATTGCTAACCGTGGTGGGCGTCCAACAGCTACAGCAAGTAAGTATGTACAACAACGCTCGTGGGATGGTTTCTACATGGGCACAAATGGTTGGACCTGGAAAGAAAATGCGTATATGTCTGCGTTAAATCAAGGCCAATTTAGAGTACAGGCAAATGGTGAGGCTATTCGAATGGTAGCTACATCAGGTCAGGCATGTTACATAATGGGTATGCTCAGTGATACAACGGATGTTACACAACGTAGATGGTATATTGGTAACGGCGGTGCTGATAATACTGTAGTTATGTATAACTCCCGAACCAATAATAGTATGGGGTTAGCTGCTGCTGGTAATGTGTATATTCAGGCAAGAAGTGATTCAACTGGTTCCGGTACAGCTTATACAACACAATTCCAATCAAACGGAACTATTATCGGCCCATTAGGTACAGTTACACAAACATCCTCTGATATTCGTTTGAAGTCGGATGTTGTGGAAGCTAAAGAAGGGGCTTTAGAACGTATTAATGCTATCGGGTGTGTAGAGTTTACTTGGGATAATGAGGAACGACGTGATCGTGGTTTCATTGCTCAACAACTGGCAGAAATTGATGAACTGTACACATATAAACCTACTGAAGATGGTTATCTAAACTATTCAAGTACTGCTCTTATGTCAGATACATTTGGTGCTATTCAAGAGCTAACCACTATTAAAGATTTACAAGCAAGTAGAATAGAAGTGCTTGAAAGTACTATTCAGGAACAACAAACACAAATCGATGAATTGAAAGTACTACTACAAACATTAATCGGCAATAAATATTAACGGGGTAAACGGATTTACCTCAATAATAATTTTCTTATAAGGATATAAAACTATGGCTATGGATATTTTTTCCGGTGCTAACCTTACTGTAGAAGTAGGTTCAAGTTCTGGTAAAACAATTGCTACTGACTTTGCAGAAGTACCAGAGGTAAACACCTTCAGTACTTCAGGCTTTGAAAGTACAGTAATTAGCGTAAAAACATTTAATAATGCTTATGATCGTAAGCTATTGGGTACTAAGTCAATCCCGGACATTTCTCTTGCAGTTAACTACTTACCAGATAATGCAGTACATCAGAAATTAGAACAACTTGCAGACGATCAGAAACGTTGTCAGGTAAAACTAAGCTATTTTACCGATGCAACTAAAAAAGAAGGTTTCTTTGTAATTTATACCTGCTTTGTTTCAAGTACTACTATCGGTGGTGATAAAGATGAAGTCGTAACAAAGACTTTCACACTTGCAGTTGATGGTGAAGCAGTTGATTCAGGTCTGATTACACCAGTACCCGATCCAGACGAATAATAATAAATAAAGGGAAGGTACTCAACTTTCCCTTTTTTATTGGAGACAAAAATGAATTTAAACGAATTGAAGAAAAAACTACAACCAGAATTAAAACAACATGAAGTAATGGGTGAAACCATCTTTATTCATCGGCCAAATGGTCAGGATTTCCAGAAATGTACCGATGTGGCTAAAACCCTAATCCTATGTGTAAAAGATGAAAATGGTGATCCGATCTTCGCAGAAGAAGATATTGACGGGCGAATTAATGTTAACTCAATTGATTTTGTAATCCAGAATGAAATTTACACAGCAATTATTGCTTTAATCAATACTGCAAAACCTGTAGATGAAGTAGAAAAAAAGTAAGAGGTGATATCGAATTAAAGTACTTTTGTAAGATGGTTAACAAAAGAGGCTTATCACCTGAAGAGTACTTTAGTTTAGATCCTGATGTACTCAATATGCTTATGATCTACGATACTTTTATAGAACCATCCGGTACTCAGATTGAAATGATGAAACATGCGTACCAGTGTTACTACACCACTATCAGTAATGGCAACCTAACACCAGAAGCAAGCAAAAGTATCAAGGTACAGGATTTTGATTTTCTTGATGTGCTTGGTGATAGTACTAAGAGTACTTCAGAGAAAGCAGAAGAAAGAAAATTAAAAGCAAAAGAGGCTCAGTCTAATGATATTAAATCTATAGGGAAGTTAATTAAAGCTCAGGTATTAGGAAAGAAAAAGAATGGCAAATAATAATAGAATACGTGTAGATATTACGGGTGATTCTTCCGGTTTACAGCGTGCTTTAAGATCTGGTACTGAATCATTAGAGGAATTTGGTAGTACTGCTGGCGGCATTGTTGAAGAGTTCACTGGCCGAATAACTGGTATGGCTGGCGGGTTCGGTACTGCTATGACAGGGATCGCGGGTGCTGCGGCTATCGGTATTGGTGGCCTGGCAGCATTAGTAGAATCATCGCGTGAATATGTACGTGAAATGAACCAGATCAGTAAGAGTACTGGATTGTCCGTGGTTCAGTTACAACAGCTATCAGCGGCGTTTAGTGGCCTCGGTCTTGAGATGGATAAGTTTGGAGACTTCAACAAAGATACAATCGAAAAATTAGCAGATGCATATCGTGCTGGGGGCGGTGTATCAGATGATCTTAAAGAGTATGGACTCAACCTACAGCAATATAACAGGTACTTAAAACAGACTGACGGTGGTATGCAGGCCCTTATTCACACGTTCTATGCAATGCGTGATGCAGGTAAATCGCAGGGTGAAATAGTTAACATAATGGAAACGTTAGCCTCAGACTCTTCTCACATGATTAGTACTCTTCAGCAGTTCAATACTGAGGCTGAAGCTACTGCCTTTATCCAGTCTCAAAATGCTGAAGTTACTAATGATGCTGCTGAAAAGTATGCAGAATTCGATAAGAATCTTGGGAAACTTACTACAAGTATTAAAGGTACTATTGCAGATGGTCTGTCACCTTTAGTTAATGCCATGAACAGTGTCTATGATGCTGCAAATCAAAAACCTCACGAGGCAGGTTTGTTTGAAGATCTGAATGAACGTATTAAAACTTCCAAGGGTTCTCTACAGGATATGTTGGATATCTGGGAAAAACTACGTACAGCAGGGGCATTAAACTATCAGGGTGCAGCACTCAATACCGGCACCATGGATGATAAGGGCAACAAGGGAAATGAGTTCGCTCAGGCTAAGTCACGTTTAGAAGAACTTGCAAACAACCTAAAGTCCGATGTTGCGGTTGCTACCGCACCTACAGGTGGTTGGGTTGATCAGGCAAAAGAAGCTGAAGATGCAGCGAAGAAGTTGGAACAACAACGTAAACAGGCAGAAGCGGCACAAAAGGCGGCAGATGCAAAACGCCTACAGGCTCAGCGAAACTTAGAAGTTGCTCTTGCTCAGGTTGGGGAAGATGGGTTTCAGGTACGTCTAAAGCAGTTCGACAGACAACAAAAGGCACTTCTTAAAACCATCACCGATAGTGCTCAAGTACTCGGTATCAATCCTGATGAAATGCTAAAGAACGCTACCGCATATGGTGCAAAACAACGTACTGATTTACTGAATTCAATGGTTGGTTATCAAGATCCTAATCAGGGTCTGAAAGATACTAATGCTCTTATTGGTTCCGGTCTACTCAATGACAATCAGAAGGGATATCTGGCACAGCAACAGAATCAACGTATCAATGGTAGTAATCCCTTAGCTTTTAATGATACCGATCAGAAGTTGAAAGATAACGCTGATGCGATGAATGCAGAACTTCAGCAGAATGAGTTGTTGCTGAAAGGTCATGAGGACTATGAGAAACGTAAGGCTGAGATCACGGCAAAGTACAATGCACAGGCTATCCAAATCAGTAACCAGAATGCACAGGATCAGTTAAGTATCTTCTCAAGTACTGCACAGTCACTATCACAGGGTATGGTTGATGCGTTTGGGGAAAGTAGTGGGGCGGCACAAGCAGCATTTACCCTAAGTAAGAGCATAACCATTGCACAGACAGTACTTTCAATTCAGTCAGCATTGGCCCAAGCACTCGCTACCCCCTGGCCCGCATCACTTGCCAATTATGCCCAAGTACTATCACTTGGTATGTCGATTATTAGTACTGCAAAGGGTGCTGCTGCTGGTCAGTTCCACGGCGGGGTAGATGAACTACCAGCAGGTTATGACAACAAATCTTTTGTACTTAAAGCTGGGGAACGTGTTGTACAGCCAGAAGCGAATAAGAAGCTAACAGCATTTTTAGATAAACAAGAAGGCGGAAGTATTTCAGGTGATATTACCATTAACGCACCATTGATCATTCAGGGTGATGTAGCTGGTGATGATAAGAAGTTTAATGAGATGCTTAAGAAACACGCCAATAGTGTTTCTCAAGCCGTAAGAAGTAGCCAGAAACGTAATACATAAGAAAGCCCAATTAGGGCTTTCTGTTTAATAGGTATTCTCTTTTCTTTTTATATACAACTTTTCGCATTTTAATGGCTTTTATTCTTCTCAATAACTCACTAAAGCTAATCACAGTACTTACCGCAATAAGAAAAGTATAAGTCAAAAGGTTAAAAAGTTGTCCTCCATCGAATGTCCAAAATGGTCTAAGAATGAAAACGGCAAGGAAGAATGGCAGTAAGAAACAGCCAACTAATAAGCTTACTATACTTACATTGAACATTTCATAACCTGTAACCTTCTTAATCTTACCGATGTTAGGATTATATCTATCCCTCAATCCTGTGAATACTTTGATATCTAAATCAAATTTTTGCAATTGTTCATATAAAAATTCGATTTGTTTTATTGATTTTATTTTAAGGTTGGTCTTGAAGTTAAATTTTGCAATGTCATGTTCATCTTGCTCCTTCTTTGCAAGCTTCTCATTGAAGTACTGTTTTTCACCAATGAAAATCCCCCATATTTTATTAGCTAACATTTCCATGCTGCCACTACGATAAACGATATAAATAACCACGATAACTATAACAACGTTGAATAGTACCCCAGCTAATAAAGACGATAATTTTAATAAAACCTCAATTGGATCTTTCATTTATAAATACTCTAAACAAGGAATGTTGAGGACATAATGACATCATTTACAAATAACGTGAAAGTAACGAACTTTCAAATTAAAAGTACTGAACCGATCTACTCAAATCAAACATGGACAGGTCAACGTATCATGAGAAGTACTGGAATTCAATACTATCAAATTCAGTTCACCCTCAATTTTAATCCGGCATCACTAAATGAAGTGAATAGCTTTTTAGCTCAATATGCACAGGGCAAACCTTTCACCATGGCATTGGGTCTTGCAGGTACATATTACGGTAAACAGACTGGTGCTGTAACCGCTACTGCTCTTACTAAACCGGGTAATATGGTTGTACCTGTCAGTACTAACACATTAGCCGTGGGTGAGTGGGTACAGTTTTCCAATCACAATAAGCTATATCGAATCGTAGAACGTACCAGTACTTCAATTACTATTTTCCCTGCTCTACAAAATACAGTACAGGCAAGTGAAGTACTCAAATATAACAATCTTATGATCGAGGCGGTATTAGATCCTGATAATGATTATTCATTTCCAATTGGGAACATCATGAATATTACATTGAAAGCAACGGAGAATATCATCTAATGGACTCAGGTATATATACTAATGCTAATCTTCTTAAGTACTGGAAGTTAGTCAGAGGTACAACCAAGACAAGATTAACACTAATGGAAATTATGAGTTTAGGCGTTAATGTCACTTGTTTTGATGTACTACCAAAAGGTACTAATGGTTTTCACTGGACGGATTCACTAATTGATATTGATCTGGATGGTTATAAGTACATAACTTTTCCAGACATTATTAGTGGTTCATTACCTTCATATTCAGAACAAAAGGGCATTTCTAATGATGCTATCAGTTTTAAAATTAGCAATGTAAACGCCTCGGTTCGTGCTCTTGCCCTTGGTGGTTTCTTGAAAGATGCACAGATGAATATCAAGTTAGTAATTCTCAATCCATATGATAGTACTGTAATTGATTCAATGCTCATGTTTACGGGGTTTATTGACTATGTACAGGCAGTAGCTGATCCAAATCAGAAACAGAATGAAATGACAATATATGTGAATTCTGTTTATAAAAAATTAGACAGACAACCTGCATTAATCGCGGCCAATTCAGTATATCAATCGTACTACAAAAATGATGAGTACTTTAGTCTGTTAGGACAAGTTAATCAAAATCAGAACTGGAAATACAAATAATGAAAAATCTACATAATGAAATTATGAATATCATTCAGTACTCAATTGATAACCCATATAAGTATGGTGATAACGATTGCAACATTATAGTACTACGTCTTATAGATTTAATTAATGGTACTACACAGTTATCTAATCGCCAGTATTCGAGCATTAAAGAAGGTATAGCAGGTTTAAACAAGGAAGGATGGAACCATACAGGGGAAATTGTTGAAGCGTACTGTCAGCCAGTACAAGCCACTATAGACGGTGATATCTGGTTAGATCCTGATAACCCATTAATTATGGCAGTAGTGGTATCTGGTCGAGTACTTGGAGTAAATGCTGATCATGATGGTTTCGAACTTCAACCAAAACCAACAGAGGGAACCTATTACAGAGTAAGGAAACAAAAGGATGGGTAAGAGTTTAGGGGGCTTTTTTGGAGCCATAATTACAGCCGTTATTGTTGCGGCTGCTGTGTACTTTTCAGGAGGAACGGCTTTAGCTGCTATAGGTTGGGGTGCTGCTGCGGGGGCTGCTTCATTAGTTGCAACTTCCATGTTAGGTCAAATCGGGGTATCTGGATACGGTGATGTAGCAGACTCGCTTAGTAGAAGTACTTCACAAACTACCGGATTACCCGTTATATACGGTGGAGAACTACCACATAAAAATGGTGTATCAGGCGGTTCCTTCATCCTAACCGGGAGTATAGTAGCCTGGTATAACGTACCAAATTCTGATTCTCAGTACTTATTCTCAGAACAGGCTGTAGCATATGCAGGTGTAGAAAAGCATATCGAACAAATCTATATTGATAATGAACCTGTGCTTGCAGTACCGATTACAGAAGAAGGTATAGTACCTAAAGAAAGTATTGCAGCGAAGTACCAGAACTATTTGCAATTAGAAGTACGATTTGGTGGTGACTATACCAGTACTAAAACTCTTGCTGCAAAATACGCTGGTTCGAAATGGACAAATAAATTTCTTGGTAAGGGTATTGTTAGTATCAGTACTGTTATCTTAAAAACACAAGATTCATTAGAAAATAATATTCTCGTTAATGATCAGTTTGCGTTGACAGCCGAAATGAAAGGGCAGGTGATTTATGATTTTGTTGATGGTACTTATAAAGCAAGTAGTAACCCTCCTTCAATTATCTATGATTACCTGACTAATTCAATCTATGGGATGGGTATTGATCCATCATTGATTAATACCGATACTTTTGCAGAGACAGCAGCATATTGTGATGCTTTTGAATATTATGCTAATGGTGCCATTAGCTATCAAAAAACCTATAAAGATAATATTGAAAATATCTGTCAAAGTTTTGGCAGCATCATGTATGTACATGCCGGACAAATCTGTATTACCACAGACCGCAAAACAGTATCCGTAGCCTCATTTGATGAGCGTAACATGGTAGGAGCGGTACAGGTTTCTACTTCTGGCGGTACTGACTACTTCAATGTAGTCGATTGCAAGTTTACTAACCCTGAATCGATGTACACCACTGACGTAGTACGTATTCCTTCCGACATCACTACGGATGAAGCAGTACAACATGATGGACAGGTCATAGCACTATCACGCGATTACTCTTGGTCATATGATCAAGAGGTGATTGCAAAAATGGCTAACGTTGATGTACTCAAGGCAAAGTATGCCCTACGTACTATCAGCTTCACCACTTCTGAAGGTTGGGATCTAAAGGTATGGGATGCGATCAATGTTAGTAATGAAGAACTCGCTATCTCAGGCAAATTTAAAGTACTCAATAAAGATATCAGTACCGATCAAGAGAACGTTGGCTATGTAACCATCACGGCAGTAGAAGCACCTGATGCTATGTATGATGGTATTGATCCGGGTATCTGGTCGCCTGGTGGGGTGATTAACTTCCCTGAACTACAGGTACTACCGCCAACGAACCTACAGGCAGTACGTAAGGGGAATACTACTTCTGGTTCAATCGTAGATCTTACCTGGGATGCTTCGCCAGATCCGTATCTGCGTGGGTACTATGTTTACTACCGTCTTAACGGTTCCAGTACCTGGACGTATGCGGGGCAGACTGGCGTACAGAAGCTTGATTATGAATTGTTCGGATTGTCTGATACTGCAAGCTACGACTTTTCGGTAGAGGCTTACAACAACTTAGGGCTGGTATCCAAGAAGCTTTCCCTAACTGGTATCGTCCCAACATTCAACTTTGCACTACCTGCTGTAACGGGTGTAGTACTGACAAATAAAACAGAATCAGCGTATGTAACTGACTCACCAGACTTCAATATTGGCTGGGATTCACAAAAAAATATCAGAGTGAATAACCGATCATTTAGTGAGTACTTCAAGTACTACGTTATTAAAATCTATGACGGTACTAAATTAGTAGATACATTCTATACGCAAAGTAATGCCTTTGATTTCACTCTTGAAATGAACCGTCTGAAAGTACGTAAGCCTACCATTGGTATTATCGCACAGGGATTTAATGATGGTACATATTCAGAGGAAGTGAAAATAACCGTAGAGAATAAACAGTGTGGTTTAGTAGAGGATGTTAGCTTTACAGGTGGTTTTGGTAACTTATTTGCCTCATGGACTAAATCAACTGAACGTGATTATGCAGGTGCGATTATCAGTATTGTTAATGGAACTAATACACGGCTATTCACCAGTTATGCACCTGAATTTGATTCAATACCAAACATAACTGATGGTGATTATAAGGTTAAGATGGGGTTCTTTGATGTGTTTGGTACTGACGATATTCAATATTGTCCAGAACAAACGATTAGTATCAACTCCAAGTACCAGTTTACCGAAGATGATGCAGAGGCAATTAATGGGATTCTTGATTTAGAAGATCGCCTGACTGATACCATTAATGATGCGGTGAAAATTGCCAATGAGAATACCAGTACTGTAATCAGTGCATCTGAGGCACGTACCAATGATAAAATCACTGCCAGTGAGAAAACGTTAAGTACTCAGATCACAGGGGTGAATAGTTCCTTATCACAGAAACTTAGCACCGTTGAAAGTACAGCAAATGGAAACAAGGCAAGTATCCAGACATTATCTCAGACGGTAACGGATAACAACAAAGCTCAGAGTACAGCAGTCTCACAGCTACGTAGTGATGTGAATGGACAGATCGCAACGGTCAACCAGTCTATGAGTACTAAAGCCGATAAATCTACCGTAGATGCTCAGTACTCACTATCAGTACAGGCTAATGGTACGGTAGCTGGTATGCGTCTTGTTGCGAGTAGTGGAACGAGTAACAACTCAGCAATCTATTTCGCTGCGAACAAGTTCATAGTCTCCGGTACTGACACGGCTACTGTAGGTGGTACTGCACCATTTGCCATAGTTAACGGTACTACATACTTGAAGACGGCAATGATACAGGCGGCAAGTATCGGTACTGGTTACATCGCTGATGCTGCAATTACTAATGCCAAAATAGCTAACTTAAGTGTTAATACCGCCAAGATTGCTGATGCTACTATTACTACTGCCAAAATAGCTAATAGTTTGCAAAGTACTAACTATGTAGCTAATACCTCGGGCTGGCAAATTAATAAAGCAGGTACGATCCTAATCAATGGGACGGGTGGTACTGGTAGAATGGTAATCAGTAATAATATTATTCAAATCTATGACAATAATAATACGTTACGTGTACGTATGGGTTTATGGTGATAAATAAATCAGGGGTTATTAACTGTAACCCCATTTCAAAAGGATACATAAATGAAATCTAATGAAAGTACTTTCAATAGTACCAGTACTAACCCATTCAGTATTAGCGGAAAAGAAACAATTGGAATGAAGAAAAGGATTTACAGGAGTAAGAACTATGGCACAGGGATTACAATGTTGGAATGCAGCGGGTGTATTAGTAGTAGATCTGACTGATTATAACATTCGTTTTATGGGTACTTATACTGTCAAGGCTACTTCTGCACAGACCTATACTGTATCAGTACCAAATATGAAAACTACAGGCTGGTTTGTACACTATGCCCCCGCCAGTGATACCTTTAATGAATGGTCAGCCTTTTGTAATAATGGCTCATTCACTGCGGTTTATTTGCCAACATATGCACCGTTAGCTGGTAACTACACTTTTAACGTATATAAGTGGACGGCGTAAGATGGCAGGTTTTGAGGTATATAATTCAGCGGGTGCACTGACAATTGATAGTACTAACAAGTCGATAATGACGGGTGCAGTAAAAGCTATGGGCAATCTAACTGATACGGGATACTACACAGGCTTTACCTGTGCCTTCGGTAATGGTGGATCGCTCGGTTTCGTTATGCCATCAGTAGTAGCTAACAGGAACACCACACAGTACTGGTTCCAGATCCAAAAAGACGGGGCATGGTGTTTCCCTGGGGCGTACATGTTTCAACCAAATACAGGTCGCTTCATGACAAGTACTCACACGGCTACCCCCACATCTGGTTTTCTTGATGTGTTCAATGCTTCCGGTACTTTAATCTGGTCTGCTGCATCAGCGGCAACAATGCCACGTATCAGAGGATTTTTGACAGCACCTGCGGCTACCGATCTCAGTACTGCCATTACGGTAACGTCTCCGGTAGCTGATCCCTGGTTCTGCTGGTCGCAATGTCCGGGGAACATATCTGATGATGGTACAGTAATTGGATACTCTGGTCTGGTTATCAGGCGTAATTCCAGTACTTCATTTAGTCTTCAGTACGTTTCAAAGAACCAGAAAACCTACCGCCAGGCAATGGGGAATAATGGTATCCAGATAGCATTGGCGACATTTACAGGTTATTAATATAAATACAAAAACAATAACAACAAAGAGGTTCCAGTATGGATATCGGTGCTATTTTAGCTCTTGTTATTTCTGGATGCGTTTTCCTTTATACTATCTTTCGGGATAATACAAAGGATACGAATGATCTATTAACTCGCGTTGCTACTCTTGAAACTACCATTGCTGTACTGGAAAGTAGTATTTCCCGTATTGAGGATGATCAGGATAAGATGAGAGATACACTAAGTAAATTGGAAACACAAATCCATGAACTTGATGTTAAGATTGAAAGGATTATTGCAATTCTTCAGCAGAAACAACGACCATAAAAAAAGGCATAGTATGTCATTCGTACTATGCCTTTTTTTTATTTGTTTTTAAGTACTGCAATCATGGAATTCACACGGTTTGGTGTCTGCCTGTACCATAGCGAATCTTTAGCCTGTTTAATTGCTTTAGGGTAATCATGTGCTTTCAGGGCTGCTAACATCTTACGGAATTTCTTCACTCCACCAATACCTAACTGGAAGGTCATGATAATAAGAAAATCATTCCAGTCATCGGGAAGATTTAACCCTAATGTCTGTACCTGCATAATGGTTTCGGCTAAATCGCGGGATAGTAACTTGTCTGCTTCGCTTTCAGTAATACCAGTACTAAAATCTTCTCCCGCCTGAATTAAGTGACCATATCCAATAGTACTAAATCCTAAATTATCAGCATATGGATAGAATTTCTCATTTCTGAAGTACTTCAATTTTGCCTGATACTCTTTAGTACCTTCATATTCTTTTAATCGTGTTTTTAAGTCGCTCATTTACTAAATACCTATAATGAATTTATAGGAATATTTATGATGAGTGAATGGAAATACTCAGATGATTGGAGCGAAAAGGAAATGTTATCCGGTGAATATGCTGGTTTCGTTTATATCTTTCAGTTTGAGGATGGTTCTAATTATGTAGGTGCAAAGCAGATATACCAGAGGGTGAAGGATGCGAGAAAGATAAAACCCACCTCTAAGGAAAATGGCTGGCGTGAGTACCTTAGTAGTTCCAATGTCGTTAAAAGCAAAATTGAAAAGGGTGAACAGTACTCAAAAACAATTCTATGGTGTTTCGCAACTATGCGAGAGGTAATGATAGTTGAGGCAATACTGATCCTTCATCAGATGCTTAAACCGGAATGTTTGAATCTGGCAATGATGAGTAAGATTAGATCACCAAATGCAAAGGATAAAAAAAGACTACTCGGAATAGTACAGGAACTATTGGAGTACTTGAATTGAGGTAAATATATGGCAAGTGGAATAAATGGGATTGGTAGTACAAGGAACTATATACAAACGCAGGGAGTTAGATTAAATAATCAATTCCAGAATGAAATAATTAAACGTTCCAAGCTACTATCCCAAAGAATGCAGGGTGATTTGAATAATAGCGTTGACCGTGGGGCAGTGGGCTTTACTCAACGTTCCATCCTATTCTTCTATAAAAAGGTTGGGAGAAATTCAGTCACATCAACCATCATGGTTAAAGATATTCAGGCTAAGTACCTTTATCAAGTACTGGTACAGCCAAAGGCAATTGATAAGTTTATACCTACTTCATCTGCAAGATTAACTAAGCAGGGCAACATTTCAGGACTGAAAAAGAATCTATTAAGTGGGCGATATAAGGTAGTGAAGGGTAAGAACGGCAAGGAACGATTAATTGATACCGCAAAGAAAGATACCAAGAAGAAAACCAAACGGGTAATTGGCTTACGTGAGAAGAAACAACGTCGCCTTATCTATGACTTCTATAAAGAAGCTAATGATGGCGTAAGGGTAATTATGAGCGGTATTCAGGGAACATTCAGGATAAGTAGACAATGAATTTTGAACAACATTACGGTGATTTAACAAGCGAGATTAAGCTAAATGGCATGACACCAGATGGTAATAGTATGCCAATTAATAAATGCTTTCTTGATAAGAAATTTCAAAAGGTCGTTAAGAAAAGCAATTATCAGATTGAGAGTTATATGAACGTTATTTATGAGAAGAAGAAAGATTTTAAAGTAGGTGAGGTACTTGAATGGGAATTACAGGGTGAAAAGATACCTGTATTTCTAATTGAAAGTAAGAAGCTCTTTGTGAAGGGTAAACATTTTTGGGTATATGCCGTGGGGATTATTGAATGATTAGTATATTGATTGATTTGATCAAATCTGGAATTGGTTTCTTCCAGAAAAAAGAACAAAGTAAGCAAGCATTAGATGCACAGAACAGTCACGAACAAAACCAAATTACACTCGAAGAAACTCGTAAGGGATTCACCTGGCGGCAGGGGTTAGGATGGGTACTTACATTCATTGTGCTATGGAATTTTGTGATCATTCCACTACTCGGGGCTTTTGGGGTTATCCTTCCACCGATTCCCCTTGAAGATGTTTGGAAAGTACTTATACTTTTAGTTGGTGGTAATTAACATGAGATTTTATGATGAATGATGGAATGCCGTCACGCGACGAAATGATAAAAACATTAATCGATAAAGCTAAAGAAGTATCCGCAATTGACTTTGAACAACTTGAAAATGATGGTGTTATAGAAAAAGTCAAAGGTGGTTATTTAGTTAAAAAATATAATCAGCTACCAGTTGCTGCCAGATCTCTGATGAAATCAATGAAACAAACCAAGGAAGGGATGCAGATGATTATTGGTAAACCATCTGCCGCCACAAGGAAATTAGCGGGTAAGTAAGAAATCAGGCCGAAATAACTCGGCCTTTATTTTTTTGATAGATAAAGATATTTTCAGTTACATTCCCAGATAGTATTTTGTACACCTGTTCCTGCGGGTAGATTCGGGTTCATGTTAGCACTATGTCTATATGTTGCTTTAGATTTACCATACTGCTTACATGCGTTGTTAGCTGTTTTCTGTAAACTATCTAAACCATACCAAGCGTCAGCCTGAATACTAACAGTCTTACCATCATTGTATTGAACCATTGCACAACTTGTTAAAATAAATGCAATTAACATCATCCAAAGGTTTTTCATCATTTTTCCCTAAATACCCGCACTTAAATTGTACAGGTATAGATTATGGGTGATTTAATTTTTTTTGTTTGCTTACATACCTAACTATTAAATATTTGGTGGCACATAATAGTTTTTGAATATATCGAAATCATAATGATTTCTCTTGATATAACTTAAAAATCTTTTAAAGGTTTCAGAGAAGTTCTCGATCAAGTTTTCAATTTTAGTTACAATTGCGTTATATTCTTCTGGCTTCCCTATATACTTTAAATGAAAGAGGCGTGGTATGTTTAGGTCATGCTTGAACTCATAATATGATATTCTATAATGGTCGATTCTTTCTATGTAATCTAAGAAGATCTCTACATATTCATTAAGTTTGGGATCATAAAAGATCCCATCCGGCATAGTCTGTTGGAATGTACTTAAACATTCTAAAGAAGAGTATGCTGGAGTTTCGTTCATTCTTGCTCTTGATATATAGTGGGGTATGTCAACAAACGGAGACTCTATGAAACGAGCTAACATTAACAGAGATTTTGTATCTCGCATTTGAGGGGATTCTTTTTCATTAAGAAACATTGGAAAATATTTATTTACAATATTTCTGTGCCTTAATGAATCATTAAAAAAATCACTGTAATAGTGAATCTGAAAATCAAAACTAAAATTGTTAGTTAGTTTTTCAAGATTGTTAGCTATTTCATCTTGTAGTTTTGTGTTCTTCTTGCTGGAAGTTACAAAATGGAATACATCAAATTTAACTTTTAAATTCTTTGTTTTTTCAATATCTGCTAATATATCGCTTAGTTTTAATTCTTTAGCATTCCAGTTTTTACATTGTATAACATGAACCTTGCTGTTGTTACTTGGTGAATAATGTAAGCCATCAATACCATACTGATTTTGTCCTGCTGAGCCATATGTGGCGAATTCAGTTGAATACTGTATGGAAAAATAATCACAAACATATGACTCAAATTCTTTTGAATCTGAAAATGGTATCTCTACAAATCGTGGCATACAGTTTCCTTATAGTATGAAAGTACTAACGCATTTGCTTCCGCTTGCTGTGTGAGGTCGGTTGGTATGCTAATACCTAACTTATCTGCTTTGAGCCGATACCCCTACATACTTACTTTTGATGGCGGTTTGTTGGTGCAGTATCAATCTTAAAACAATTACTTGCGTCTGTGCCACTACCTCATTAGAACTTTCTGTTTTCCCATCAATGGTAACGGACTGGCGAAACAGGAAATAAGAAGAAAAACCAACCGACATTACTAACTGAAGGTTGTATCTAATCCTGGGGGCAGGTCAGCTTTCTTCACACCTGAATTTTTAGCATGGGATTTCATACTTGATGCTGGCTGTACTGGTGACTGTATTGAACTATGTGCTGGTATCGGTCGCCTCAGCTACTACCAGTACTTAAGGAATAGACCTACGCACATTACATGCGTGGAACTTAATCCAGAGTACGTAATGATTGGGAAGAGGGTACTACCAGAGGCAGAATGGATCACTGGTGACGTACTACAGTACTCACCAGACCGTTTCTATCAAGTTGCTTATGGCAATCCACCTTTCGGTAAGATCAGTACTTCAGACGCCTATACAGGCCGTTATAAGGGTAGTGAGTTTGAATACAAGGTGATTGAACATGCAAGTACCTTTGCGTCCTATGGGGCATGGATAGTACCTCAGGGATCTGCAGGATTTAAGTACTCTGGACATAGTTACTATGACGCTTCAGTACAAACAGCTAAGTACCAGAAGTTTGTTAATGATACGGGGTACACTTTCCAAGCTGGTTGCGGTATTGACACCAGTATCTTCAAAGATGAGTGGAATGGTACAACGGTCATTTGTGAGGTTGTGACGGTTGAGTACTAAAAATGTGATTTCATGCAAACGTAACGCTACATATAGTGTCTATAATTAGAAGTGACACCATATGGTGTACTTCACACAGCAGGTAACTTGTATGGGTAAAAAACAACATGTAGTGCCTCACAACGGACAATGGGCTGTCAGAGGCGAAGGTAACGAAAAAGTGACTTCAACTCACCGTACTCAGCAAGAAGCTATTGATGCTGGGCGAGCTATATCCCGAAATCAGGGGAGCGAATTAGTCATTCATCGCCCTAACGGACAGATTCGAGATAGCGACTCGCATGGGAAGGATCCATACCCACCGAAAGGTTAATGCTCACTAAGACAAAAGAGGCTTTTGGCCTCTTTTTTTTGAATTTTACAAATGTTCCTATTGATGATCATATGCGTCCTTTCGTTTTTTAGCACAGGAAAAGAGCCGTTCGTATGAATAGTGGAGGCTCCTGGAAGCGTCTTCACCCCCGCACCTCAGTACCAGAGCAGCAACCCGTGTGCCAGGTCTTGTGCTCTCAAC